ACATTATTCCATACCTATAAGGGTTTTTAGTGATTATATTGAAAACGCAGATTTTCAATCAGTACAAAGTGTTCCAAGTTATGCTTTTTATTCTGAAAAAACAAATTCATTTATTTGGAGAGATTTATATAGTTATGGATATGTGGATGGAAATAATTTAGGTTTGGATATACCATTTACTAATGATGCCCACTACCCATTTAAAAGAATAAATTTTCTACATTATCCAACTATAAGAAACGTGAACGCACCGGAATCAAATGTAATAAACCAACCTGAAAACGACAATTGTGAATAATAAATATATAAAAACAATTTCAGTAAAAGACGAATTTTTAGACATCCCTTTAGAAATTACTTTTGATTTTGAAGGTAGGGGTGATGCGGTTAAAAAATTTGAAGACGAAGTAATCAAACAAATCATAAATCCGATACAAAATTACGAAGTTACAAAATTTTCACATAAGGAATGGTTTTTCAATGTAGTACCATTAAATATAAACTTGATTAGGACTTCTATAAATTATGAATTTTATTTTTTTGATAATTTGTTACCGGTTACAGCTGCGACATCAACTAATTGGGCTACAGATTACCAGAATGCAACATTTACGGATAGCGAAATTTATTATTTTGCAAATAGCTTCAAAGGAAGTTTTTTTAAATTAGATTTTTACGACACCTATGAAACCGAAAAACAAAAATTATTTTTGTCAGTTATAATCCCAACACAACAAGGATTAAAAGAACCTGGTTTAATTGGGCCATCAACAAATCAAATATCAGTGGATGTTAAAAAACCAAAATTTATTTTAGATTCCGTGGGTGCGGACAAAGAAGGGTTTTTTATATATTGGTTGAAAGATAAAAATTACTACCCACCGAATGAATTTTATGTTGGTGCTAAGTTTTTTAATGCTAAAATTGGACAATTTGTTAGAATGATTAATGTACCACAATCAACCTTTACCGGTCCAAACGTTTTTAACATTAACAAACAGTTGAATTTTTACTATAAATATAAATTGGATTATGACACTTATGATTATACAGTTTTTAAAGAAACTGCTAACGGTACTTTAAATAGAGTTGGGACAATATTTACTCCCATAAAATGGTATGAATATGTAAATCCACAATGACACCTGAAAAAATTAATATTATTATTTCACCTGAAGTACTTAGTACTGATATATTCAATGAAACATATCAAAACCAAGATTTTGGGGTTTATTCGGGGCTTAGTTATGTTTTAAGTGGAGGTACTGGTGGTACGTCATTATTGACAGGATTAACAATACCAATCTTACTTACAGAAAAGTTTAATGATTTAGGGTATTACTCAACCTTTGACGGTTTTATTGAACAAAGTGAATCTGTAACTAATTTTATTTATTCGGGTAATAGTCAAAACCCTTATAATGTAGTCATATACAATAGTTCATCACAAAGTCTTTTAAATTATTTGGAATTATCATCCTATCAAGTTGATTGGGGAGACGGGTCTCAAACTGCGGAAATAACAATAAATAATCAAATACAACAACACACATATAATACTGTAAGTCAAACATACGATGTAAAACTAACACAAGTTAATACATGGGGTATTACTGAAGTTACAAAAAAAATAACATTACCTTTTACTGGTGTAACTATAGATAATCAATTGGGTAATGTAACATTCACCCCACAAGGTGGTAGTTGGAGCGGTATTCCAATAAACTATAATTATATTTTTACAGGAGACTCAAATAATAACATAAATAACCAAATATCAAGTGCTTATACCACTGTTCCGTTTTTGGTTTCAGGTTATACTAACTCTAGTTTAAATTTATTAAAAAGATATGGACCACAACCTTATACTGTTGGTTATATTTTTAATTTGGGTAATGATAGTATTGGATATGTAACAGAAATAAACAGTACATATACTGCATATACTATAAATAACATCACATACTACGATTTCAATGAAGGTAAAACTCTTTTCATGGTTAATTCATCGGGGTTAACATCTAATGATTTAGTGGTTTCTGCATTAACTAAAGATGAATATTTATTGGATTTTGTTATGGATCCTGAAATACAAACAGATGTATTAGTTGAAAGAGGAAGGTATTCAGCATTTGAGTCTTTAGAAAGATTAGGTGAAGTTGACAATATAGGTGATTTAGAAAGATACGGATATGGTTTTTTCAAAATTAATACTACTTAAAAAAAATACATAAACTATTTATAAAAAAACAAAAAAATGGCTTTAGGATCATATGGTATTGTTAGACCCGCAGATGTTTCACCACAAGACGTTGAAATAATACTACATTATACCCCATCAAGGGACAACACAACAAATTTTGTGTTGAAAAAATTAAATGCTGCTAATATTTTAACCCCATACTTTCACAATAGTGATACAGGTGGTAATGCTAATGTGGAAATATTGGGTGGTTTATATAATCTTCGATTACCGGCTACTGAATTTACAAGTGTTGGAATTTATACTTTATATATTCGACCTTCGGAAATAAGAACAACAATAACAGATTGTGGGGTGTTATCTGCTTTACCAAGTGTTAAAGGAATCATAATAGATATTAATGGTGTTCCACAAGAATATAGAAATAAATTTGTAAATCAGGGATTAGTTGGATTTAGGGTTGAATATTTAAACCCTGATGGAACTAAAGTACCTAATTTTTATAGAATTATTACATCGTCATTTTATTGTGAACCTGTGGTGTCTGACATAACAAATACATCACAAAAAGCAATAAGATATAGATATGTTGAAAATGGTAGTGATTTAATATTTTGTACTTTAACACCATCATCATCACCAACTAATAAACCAAATGCGACACCTTTTATTGGTCAACCAGATCAAAATATTATAATAACTAATACATTTTTTAATCCTATGACAATTGATATACAAATCGCTGAACACGATTTAGATACAATTGCATTGGCGTTGTACGGTAATCAAACTAAAAGTATTGAGGACGGCATATATACAATTTATGATAATAATGGTAACATTTATAAACAATACAATCTATTCGAGGTTAGAGATAGCTTTAACGAAATGTTATACGAAGTTAGACAAAGTAGGGGTAACGATATAGATTTTAGTAAAAACTTTACAAATATAGTTGGTTAATAATGGCTAAGAAAAAATATTTTTATCCACCGGCACCGCCAGTAGGTTCTGAAACGTTTTCAGATAATTTAGTAGGTAACCAACTTACTGATGGTGGTGGTTTAACAAATGGGGTTTTTGAATTTACACCTGTAGCCGCAGACAAAACTAATAGAAGTTTTGATTTGGGGGTTTTTTCTGATCCAATAAGTCTTGATGGTTTAAACGTAAAAAGTATAGACGAAGCTAAATCAATAATACAAAAAAACTTTAAAGTTTACCCAAATTTTGATTTTTCTCAAATTACTAGTTTTACACAATTTGGGTCTTTACAGAAAAGAATATCTGTTGCAATAGTTAATGTTATTAATAATTTTCCAGCGGCACTTTTAATTAAAAAAGTAAAAGTTGGTAGTTTTATCGCTAATACAGCATTTAACGCCGAATATGATAGTATAAGGGATGAAACAAGTTTTGAAATAAACGCATCACAGATGAACAATCCGTTCGGGATTGATTATACAAAAAATTCAAAAAGATCTATTGAGACAAGTAATATACCTGTTAGTAAATATAGAAGTTTTACCGAGTATTTTAAAAATTACTCAATTTATACTACAACATCGACATATTATGAAATAACTGACTTTGAACCAACAAATAGATTAAATGAAGGGTTATTATTTTTTACAGTTAAAGGTAACCCATTTAGCGGTAAAACAGAATGGACAAACAGTTTATTGATTAGACCTAATGACGAAACTGTTGAAAAAATATTCAATGAAGAAATGGGTGAAGTTGAAAGATTTTTATTGAATAGAAACACAACACCTAAATATACTGCAAAATTTAATTATGAATATTACGATAATAACGGTCAATTAGTATTTTACGAAAGTAAAAACACTTGGCCTATGTTTGATCAGTGGAATTTAGACATTACAACTAGTGATTTTGATAAATACCTTAAAGACCTTAATGATGTTGCGGTTAATATGGATACCGCAAAAACAAATTTAATCTCTAGATTTTTAACGACTGGTTCTTTTAAAGATTTTGATACTGCTGACCAAAAAATGGAAAAAGTTTTACAAATTTATGGTAGAAGTTTTGATGAAGTTAAAAAATTTATAGATTCGTTGGCTTATATGAATTCAGTTAATTATAGGACTGGAAATGACATACCTTCCCAATTACTGAAAAATTTAGCAATGACTTTGGGTTTTAATACAAATATTTCTCAAATAACAAACGAAGGGTTAATGGATTCAATATTTGATACTTCAAATAAACAAGTTTATCCTGGCAAGGTAAAAAATGATACGCCGGCAGAATTAGATTATCAATACTATAGAAATCTAATTCTTAATTCCGCTTACATGTATAAAAGTAAAGGTACTAGGAAATCATTAGAATATATTATGAGAATGATAGGTGCACCCGATGCCTTATTAGAGTTTAATGAAGTTGTTTATTTAGCCGATTCACAAATAAGAATGGATAAGTTTGAAGAACAATATGCTTGTTTATCAGGAGGTACCGTATTTGTTGAAACACCAATACTTGATGAAAATAATACATTTAAAATACAAGGAATAACCTATACAGGTTTTAATTCTAGTGGGGTCGTCCAAAGAACAAATAACAATCTTAGTGATTATGGTATTGATAAAAATGGATTCCCTAAAAGCTCAAAAGCAACCCATTTCCGCCCGTCAGAAGCAAGCCCAACAAATTTCTGCTTCTCCTCGCGCTCGCGGTCAGCGAG